TGTATTATTATGGTGCACTTGATTTAATGAACTATGCAATGACCAAAACTTATTTGGAAGATTTAAGTCGTATTATTACTCCAGATACACAATTAAGATTTAACAAAAAGAATCATAGGTTATATCTTGATATTGATTTTGGGCAATTGTCTGATGATACATTTATCATTATTGATGGTTATCGTCTCTTAGATCCATCAGATGCACCTGCAATTTATAATGATTTTTGGTTGAAGAGATATGCAACAGCAATCATTAAAAAACAATGGGGAATGAATTTAATTAAATTCAATGGTGTATTATTACCTGGTGGAGTTCAGTTAAATGGAAGACAGATATATGAGGATGCTTTAAGAGAAATTGAAGAAATCGAATACTCACTCAAAACAGAATACGAAATACCACCTCTTGATCTCATAGGATGATATCATGCCACTTTCACCATATTTTCTTCAAGGATCAACAAACGAACAGAGATTAGTTCAAGACCTTATAAATGAGCAACTAAAAATTTATGGGCAAGATATTGTTTATCTTCCTCGTAAAATAATAAACAAAAAGACAATCATGAAAGAGGTTGTTGCCTCTACTTTTGACGATGCTTATCGTATGGAGGCATATCTTCTAAATTATCAGGGATTTGAAGGAAACGGAGATATTTTACAAAAATTTGGAGTTCAAACTACAGATGCAGTCACATTTGTAGTATCAAAAGAAAGGTATGAAGATTTCATCAGTCCTTTTTTGAATGGAGATAGTCAAATAGAATTAGCATCAAGACCAGAAGAAGGAGATTTAATATACTTCCCTCTTGATAATACAATGTTTGAAATTAAATATGTAGAGGGTAAAAAACCATTCTATCAATTGAATAATCTTTATGTTTACACATTAAGTTGTGAAGTAATGGATTATGCTCTTGATGAAAATATTGATACTGGAATTGAAGCAGTAGATAGAGCAGCTGTAGAGTTTGGATATACCACGAGACTAACTATGGTAAGTATTGCTGCGTCAACTGCAACTGCAACAGTTCAGTTATCTAAGAATGCAGGTAGCACGAATATTGGTAAGGGAATTGCATTTATTGATTTAGTAAATGATGGAACAGGATATACACTTCCACCATTAGTCGGTATATCAAGTGCACCAAGTCAAGGTATTAATGCAACTGCTGTTGCAATTATGACAAGTAGAAGTGGTCAAAATGGACAATCAATAGATCGTATTGAATTAACAAATCCTGGTTTTGCTTACACAGTTCCACCAACAGTCACAATTCGAAGTCAAAATGCATTCGGAACTGGTGCTGCAGCAACCGCAGTTATAGCAGATGGAACAATACATACACCAACTATTAACAATACTGGTGCTAGTTATGGTATTACTCCAAAAGTTTCCATCAATGCTGTTGGATTAGATACAAATATAGGAATTGGTTCAACTGCAAAAGCAGTGGCAATCGTTAATACTCTTGGTCAAGTTGCTTCAATTAGATACACCTTTGCAGGTATTGGATATACTGCAACTCCAACTGTAACTATTGACCCACCTGCAAGAGCAGGTTTAGCAACTGGAAATTATATGTTTAAAGAATTGGTTAGAGGTGTTTCTACTGGAACTACAGCGTTTGTTGCTGATTGGGATGCAGATACAAGAATTCTTAAAGTTACAAATGTTGGTGGTGTTGGTTTTGCGGAAGGAGAGTCAGTTGTTGGTATCGGAACTACACTATTAGGTTCAGATTCTGAATACATTGTAAGAAGTGTTTCTGACCAAGATGAGTATGATAATTACAACGAAAATATAGTTGTTGAGTCCGAAGCAGACTCAATTATAGACTTTTCTGAAGACAATCCCTTCGGTGATTTCTAAATAGTTTGGATAAGTCCTGTTTAAGATATGTTAGGAACCTATTATTACCATGAAATAGTCAGAAGGACTATCATTGCCTTTGGTACTCTTTTCAATGAAATTGATATCAAACATCAGACTGCTGCAGGTGGAGCATTTTCAACTGTAAGGGTTCCAATTGCTTATGGCCCAACAGAAAAGTTTTTAGCAAGATTAGAACAAAAACCAGATTTTAGAAAGAGAGTTGCAATAACTTTACCTCGTTTAGCATTTGAAATGGACGGAATATCATATGATCCAGCAAGAAAAGTTTCTACAATGCAAACTTTCAAAGCATTTACAAAAGATGGTTCAAAGAGTGCAAGAAAAGTATTCATGCCAGTTCCTTATAATTTAAGTTTTAAGTTATATGCAATGACTCAATATAATGAAGATTCTCTACAAATTATTGAACAGATATTACCATATTTTCAACCATCATTTAATTTGACTGTAGATTTAGTTAAAGCAATTGGTGAAAAAAGAGATATACCAATGGTATTGGAAAGTGTAAATTTTGATGATAATTATGATAGTGGATATGATCAAAAAAGAATTATAACTCATACATTATCATTCACTGCAAAAACTTATCTGTTTGGCCCAGTTTCAGATTCCAGTTCAGGACTGATTAAGAAAGTTCAGGTTGATTATAACACAAGTACAAACACTAAGACTGCAACTAGATCTAAGAGATATGTTGCTACACCTAGAGCACTTAAGGATTATAATGATGATGGAGTCACAAGACTTGCAGAGGATATTACAAAGACACAGAAGAAATTCTTGGTACAAAATACTGCGAGTTTAGTTGTAGATACTTATATTGCAATCGGTGATGAATTGATGTTTATCAAAGAAATTGAGAGTAATCACATTACTGTAAAGCGTGGTGAAGATGGAACAACTATAGATACTCATATAAACGGTGATGTAATTGACGCAGTAAATGCTCTAGATGACGCACTTGTTGAAGTTGGTGATGACTTTGGATTTAGTGAACAAAGATTTGATTTACCTGACTATAGAACATATAGTCCTACAAAAGGAGTTGATGTATGAGTAAGTTTGATGAAATAGATGAATTTTTGGATGTTCAACCAGTTGATACATCAAATAATAATAAAATTGAAAAAGTAGAAAAGAAAGAAGATTCAACTCTTGACTATGAGTATTCAAGAGGTAATTTATATTCTTTAATTGAAAAAGGACAAGAAGCACTTAATGGTATTCTAGAAGTAGCACAAGGAAGTGATCACCCCAGAGCATATGAAGTTGCAGGACAAATAATTAAAAGTGTTGGAGATACAACCGATAAATTAATTGATCTTCAGGCAAAAATGAAGAACTTAAAAAAAGAAGATAAAGATTCCCCAAAAACTGTTAATAACGCATTGTTTGTAGGATCAACTTCAGATTTATCAAAGTTATTAAAGAAAGGAGTTCTAAATAATAAGGTGGAGAACGAAGAAGAATGAAATCATTTGCAGATTTTAGAAAAAGCGTAGCGTCAGCTGTTAAGAAAAAAGAAGAAAAGAAACCACAAAAAGCAATGGATGCTGGTGCTAGAGGAAGACGCATGCTTCAAAGAAGAGAGTATGCTGCAAAAGTATCTGCATTCATTCCTGATGAATTAAAAGATCATTATGAAATTGATGAAAGTAGTCTTGCTAGAATAAAAAGTAAATCTGATAAAGGTGGCATTGCTACATTATCTGCATCTAGAGGTGATAAGTCTGCAAAAGAGAATCGTGCAAGAGCAAAACAACTAGACAAAGATATTCGTGGTAAAGGTTTACCTGGTGCAACTAAAGTAACTGGTTCATATGTCGAGAAAGGTGATGATGGTAAGGAAAAGAAAGTCAAAGAGAGAAGTCATGTTGTTACATCTGGAAAGATGGGTAAAAGAAAATTTAAAAAAGCAGTAAAGGCACTCGGTAAAAAGTATGGTCAAGACTCTGTGTTGACACAGACTAAAAAAACTGGTACACTAGTTGCAACAAGAAAGGGTGGTTTGGGTAAAGCAAAAAGAATAGGTGTAGGTAAATTCAAACCACAAGGTAAAAATCCAGAGGGACAATCACAAATCAAAGGTAAGACATTTACTTATGAATCATATCTTCGTATTCAAGAAAGAGGTAAAACATATACAATAGTTCTTAGTTGGAGAGGTAAATTAATCACTACTCAAATGTTTATTGCATCATTTAAGAGACCAACAAAAGCAGAAATGACCATAGAAGTACAAAAGGTATATCCAACAGCAATCGTAATGTACTTCAATCCATCAATGCGAGATCCATCAAAACCTATGTTATTTGCTGGACAAGAAACGTAAATTGTCATGAGTGAAATTTATCTTGGTAATCCTAATCTAAAAAAAGCAAATACACCGATTCAATTTTCTGCAGAGCAGATTGAAGAGTTTTTAAAGTGTAAAAATAATCCCGTATACTTTGCACAGAAGTATGTGAAGATTGTATCTCTTGATGAAGGTCTTGTGCCTTTTCAACCATATAAATTTCAAGAAAAATTAATTAAAAGATTTCATAAGAATCGTTTCAATATCTGTAAGATGCCTCGTCAGACTGGTAAGTCAACCACTGTGGTATCTTATTTACTTCATTACGCTGTATTTAACGATAGTGTAAATATTGGTATACTAGCAAACAAAGCTGCAACTGCAAGAGAATTACTAGGAAGACTGCAGACTGCATATGAGAATCTTCCAAAGTGGATGCAACAGGGTGTGTTAGTATGGAACCGTGGATCACTGGAGTTAGAAAATGGATCAAAAATACTGGCAGCATCTACCTCTGCATCTGCAGTTAGAGGTATGTCTTTCAACATTCTTAGTTTCTACTCCACACGGTATGAATCATTTTTACCGACTGTGGCACGATGCAGAAAGAGCAAAGAATGAATACACTCCTACTGATGTTCACTGGTCTGAAGTACCAGGCAGAAATGCGAAGTGGAAAAAACAAACAATAGCAAATACTTCAGAACAACAATTTAAAATTGAGTTTGAGTGTGAGTTTCTAGGATCTATTGATACATTGATTGCACCAAGTAAACTCAAATCTTTGGTATATGATAATCCAATACAACAAAATGCGGGTCTAGATGTTTATTTTCCACCAGAAAAAAATCATGATTATTTAATGACAGTTGACGTTGCACGAGGAGTTGGTGAAGATTACTCTGCATTTGTTTTAACAGATATCACTGAATTTCCTCATAAAGTTGTAGCAAAATACAGAAACAACGAAATTAAACCAATGTTGTTTCCAAATATCATATATGAAGTCGCAATGAATTACAATAAGTCATTCATACTTTGTGAAGTAAATGATATTGGAGATCAAATTGCTTCAATACTAAACTTTGATATGGAGTATGAAAATCTTTTGATGTGTTCAATGAGAGGTCGTGCTGGTCAAATTGTGGGACAGGGATTTAGTGGAAAGAAAACTCAACTTGGAGTTAAGATGTCAAAGACAGTTAAAAAGGTTGGTGCATTGAATCTCAAAACTATGATCGAAGAGGATAAGTTAATATTCAAGGATTATAATATAATATCTGAACTTACTACTTTTATATCAAAGAGTAACTCATTTGAAGCTGAAGAAGGGTGTAATGATGATTTAGCAATGTGTCTTGTAATATATGCTTGGTTAGTGGCACAAGATTATTTTAAAGAACTTACTGATCAAGATGTAAGAAAAAGATTATATGAAGAGCAGAAGAATCAAATAGAACAAGACATGGCACCATTTGGGTTTGTATCGGATGGATTAGATGAAACTTCATTTGTTGACAGTGATGGAGATTTATGGCATACTGATGAATATGGGGATCGTTCTTATATGTGGGAGTATCGGTGATGAAAAATCCATTTAAGCATGTTAAATTGAAAAGATTATTATCAAAATCATTTCCAAATAAAAAAATAACTATCATAGATAACAAAGACGGAACACAATCAATCTTTATACTCTAATGGAAAATACTGAAGAGTTTGGTTTTAGTTTAGAACATTTACTCTTTGAAGAAAGAAAGTGTAGAGTATGTGGAGAAACCAAAGACTTAGTTAATGAGTTTTATTTGATTCGTAAAAATAAAAGAAATTTCCCGTCTGGATATTCTTATGAATGTAAGATATGTACAGTCAAAAGAATTGTTAAAAATAGAAAGAAAAATAAGGTATTCACTGAATGGACATATCCAGATTGGTAATGTTCATGCATTGTTTCCCCAATGTAAAAGTAGCAAATAATAAATACTTTTAGTAAAATTGATCT